CTGGCGACCGTATTCGTATCCGCGCGACGGTTTCCGGCACGCTCGCCAACACGGTGACGTTCCCGGTTTACAGGCTGACGTTTACCGTCGCCTGATCTTGCTTCTACGGCCGGCCTACGGGCCGGCTGGCCCTTACCATAGGTGAAAAATGGCTGTAATCTATTTGCGGCATCCCATCCATGGGGTGAAGATCGCAACGATGCATCTTGAAGCCGAAGCCGACGAAGAGAACGGCTGGGAGAGGTTTGATCCAGATGACGACAGCGGGCGAGCAGATCAACGGAGCGTTGAGACTTCTGGGCGTCCTCGCAGAGGGCGAAACGCCCTCGTCGGAAACGTCACAAGACGCGCTGATGGCCCTCAACCAGATGATCGACTCGTGGAACACCGAGCGTCTGGCAGTATTTTCGACTCAGGACCAGGTTTTTAACTGGCCGTCGGGCGTTCTCAGCCGGACGCTTGGCCCGACCGGCGACTTTGTCGGCAACCGTCCGGTGCTTCTGGACGATGCAACCTATTTCCGCGATCCGCAGACCAACGTCTCCTACGGCATCAAGTTCATCAACCAGCAGCAGTATGACGGCATCGCCGTCAAGACTGTGACCAGCACCTATCCACAGGTTATCTGGGTCAACAATACGTTTCCCGATATCGAAATGTATGTTTATCCCAAGCCGCTCCGGGAGCTGGAATGGCACTTCATTTCGGTTGAGGAACTGACCGCTCCGGCTACTTTGGCCACTAGCCTGACCTTTCCGCCCGGCTATCTGCGCGCATTCCGATATAATCTGGCCTGCGAAATTGCGCCGGAGTTTGGCGTCGAACCGTCGGCGCAGGTGCAGCGGGTCGCTATGTATAGCAAGCGCAATCTGAAGCGCATCAATAATCCTGATGATATCATGGCGCTGCCCTACAGCATCGTAGGGACGAGACAGCGCTACTCGATCTACGCCGGGAATTTTTAACGTTTTCAACTGCTTACAAGGTACAAGCCGCGTGAAATTTACGTTTAGCAGTAAGATAAGCTTGATGGGCTTCTTCCGGTGTAGCGAAGTCGCCCAACCAATGCGTTTTGCCGCTGTGCGTGATGTTAGCGCGCCATTTATTTTGAAAAAATATAACCCCCATGAAACCAGATTTATTGCGTTTGTTTGGCTTGCGAACATTTTGAGAGTTTCCCGACTCATTAACTACCCGAAGATTTTCAAACCGATTATCGTCTTTAACACCGTTAATATGATCTATAAGCCCGTCAGGCCATTGACCTGTGACATACAACCACGCCAATCTATGCGCTTTGTAGATTTTTCCTTTGTACCCTATGGTGCAATAGCCAATGCGTTTTTCGCGGCATCCTGCTGCATGGCCGGCGCGTATGCTTTTGGACGGGCTAACCAACCACGTAAACACTCCGGTCTGGCTATCATAGGAAACAATTTTTTTAAGTTCTTCCGCCGTCATGATTCATCCTCGATTGTAGTTTCCAAAAATATATACGAGGAAACTACAGGAGGTCAAGTCTGATGCAGACGCCTATCCTTGGCTCCAGTTATGTCGCTCGCAGCGTCAACGCTGCGGACAACAGAATGGTCAACCTTTTTCCCGAAATCGTCGCAGATGGCGGCAAGCAACCGGCCTTCCTCCAGCGCGCTCCGGGGCTTCGTCAGCTTGTGCAGTTGCCGACAGGGCCGGTGCGCGGGCTCTGGACGTTTGGGGATTACGCCTACGCGGTGTCGGGAACCAGGCTTTACAAAATCGACTCTAACTGGGTTTATACGGACAAGGGAACCGTAGCTGGCGTCGATCCTGTCAATATGGTCGATAATGGCACGCAACTGTTCATTGCGGCGGGCGCAAACGGTTACATTTATGACTCGGGAACCGACACCTTCGCACAGATTACGGACCCTGACTTTTACGGCGCGGTCGGCGTTGGCTTTCTTGACGGATATTTTGTCTTCAACCAGCCGAACAGTCAGAAGTTCTGGGTTACGTCGCTTTACGGCACGTCGATTGATCCGCTGGATTTCGCCAGCGCCGAGGGGTCGCCGGACAATCTGGTTACGTTGATTGTAGACCATCGTGAAGTCTGGCTGTTCGGGCAGAACTCAGTAGAAGTCTGGTATAACGCCGGTCTGCCCGACTTCCCGCTCGCGCGTATTCAGGGTGCTTTCAACGAAATCGGTTGTCAGGCTCCCTACTCGGTCGCCAAGCTGGACAACGGCTTGTTCTGGCTCGGCAAGGATGCGCGCGGTAACGGCATCGTCTATAGATCCAAAGGCTATACCGGCGAGCGCATTTCGACCCACGCCGTCGAGTGGCAGATCCAGCAATATACGACGCTGGCCGACGCGGTGGCCTACACCTACCAGCAGGATGGCCACGCCTTCTACGTGCTGAACTTTCCGACCGCTGATACGACGTGGGTCTACGATGTTTCGACCGGCGTATGGCACGAGCGCGCCGGGTGGGAAAATAACGCCTTCACCCGTCATCGCGGGCAAAACCAGATGAACTTTGCCGACGAAATTGTTGTTGGCGATTACGTTGGCGGCGTTCTCTACGCCTACGACATGAATGTCTACGCAGAGGCTGATACAATCCAGAAATGGTTGCGGTCGTGGCGGGCGCTACCCACGGGGCAAAACAATCTGAAGCGCACGACACAGCACAGTCTCCAGCTCGACTGCGAGTCAGGCGTCGGGCTCGTAACCGGGCAGGGCTCAGACCCACAGGTCATGCTCCGATGGTCGGACGACGGCGGTCACACGTGGTCAAACGAACACTGGAAGTCGATGGGCCAGATTGGTCAGTATGGCTATCGCACCATCTGGCGGCGGCTCGGCATGACAATGAAGATCCGCGACCGTGTCTATGAGGTGTCCGGAACCGATCCGGTCAAGATCGCCATTATGGGCGCTGAACTGATTCTGGACCCGACCAATGCCTGAGAACATCTCACAGATCCCGGCGGCGCGCGTCCCGATCACATCCAACCTGATCTCGCGCGAGTGGTATCGGTTTTTCTACAATCTGTTCGCCATCCTCGGCACTGGATCGCTACGCTACGGCACGTTCTTTGACACGACCGACCAGACGGCGGCCGCTACCAATACCGCCTACGCCATTACTTTTGACAACACGGATTTGTCGGCTGGCGTCTATCGTGGGACGCCGACATCACGCATATATGTAGACAGGCCGGGGGCGTATAACTTTCAGTTTTCGCTCCAGCTTAGCAGCACGAGCGGCAGCACCAAACTGGTATATATATGGCCCCGGATCAACGGCGTTGATGTGCCTGATTCGTCAACGCGCGTTACGCTCAAAGGGTCGAATGAAGAGTATGTCGCCGCGTGGAATTTTGTGCTACGAATGAATACGGGCGACTATTTTCAGTTAATGTGGGCGACTTCAGATACGGGCGTGCAGATACTGGCTGATCCGGCGACGGCGTTTTGCCCGGCTATCCCTTCGGTCATTTTGACCGTTTCGTGCAATATAGGTGAATAATGGCTGCGCTTACTCCTACCGCCAAGATGCAGTTCTTCAAGGCCGACGGCACGCCGTTGGTCGGCGGCAAGCTCTACACCTACACGGCCGGGACGACCACACCGCAGACGACCTTTACCGACAGTTCGGGCGGCACGGCGAACACCAATCCGGTTATTCTGGACAGCCGGGGCGAGGCCAACATCTGGCTCGGCGGTTCGACCTACAAGTTCAAGCTGGCTGACGCCAACGATGTTGAGATATGGACCGTAGACAACATCTCCGCGCCGACTTCCGGCGTGTCTCCGGCACTGTCCGGCAACGTGACGATTGACACCAATTCGTCAAGCCCGGCGCTCAAGATTACGCAAACCGGCACAGGTTACGCGCTCCGCGTGCAGGACAGCACTGACCCAGACGCTACATCGACTGTCATTGATAACACGGGTAAGATTGGTATCGGGACAATTTCCCCGTCCGAGCTTCTGGATGTGTCCGGCGGCAATATTGCTTTGACGGCGGCAGGCGGCACGCTCTACGCCAAAATAACGCCGACCAATACTGAGACCACGTTTGACGCAGACGGCGCTCGGGATCTGGTTTTCTCTACGGCTGGCGTTGAGCGCGCGAGAGCGGGCGCATCGCTAGGCTTTAGCGCACCTACATTTACCGCCACTACATCTCTGAACACAAATACTATCAGCGAGCGCACGGCGGCGGCTGGTGTTACGATTGATGGTGTTCTTCTTAAAGACAGTCTTATAGGCGGCGTATATCGACCCATCACAACAGCCACGGTCGTCAGCAGCGGCGCAAACAACGCTACTTTTGGGTCTATTCCGTCGTGGGTGAAAAGAATAACAGTCATTTTGAGTGAAGTCAGCATGACCAATACCAGTGTAAGCGTGTCTATTCAAATAGGGCCAGCCGCTGGATTTGAGACAACCGGATATACGTCGTCATCTGTAAGTGCTGAAGCCACAACCTTGGCGAATACAGGGAGCACTACATCTCACATTTTGATGCCATCCACTGCTACGACTAATGCTGCGTGGGCTATCTCCGGGCACGCCGTATTCACGAATATAACGGGCAACACATGGGTTGGGTCGTCATCCATATTCGGCACCGCATCCGCTACGAGCTGGTGTAACGCCACGTCATCCAAAACATTAGCGGGTGTGTTAACTCAGATTCGCGTGCAAGTTTCCGGCGGCACTTTCGACGCTGGCAACTTTAATATCTTCTACGAGTGAGGCAGTAATGGATCCTTTTACAATCGCAGCACTCGGCGGCGCAGCAGCCAGCGGCATCAGCGGCATCATGGGCGCGGGCGCAGCCCGACAGGCCGGGCAGGCCCAGTCGCAGGCGTCGATGATGTCAGCGCTGATACAGGCGCAGCAAGCGCAGGCTGCGCAGGCTGCGCAGGAGCGCATGTATCGCGAGTCGGTCGAGCGCATGGAGCCGTTCCGGCAGGGCGGCGTCGCGGCGACCAACCGAATGCAGGAGCTATACGGCATCGGCGGCAGCCCGACCGCTGCCGGCTACGGCTCCTACGCCCAGCCGTTCAGCATGGCGGACTATCAGGCCGACCCCGGCTATGCTTTCCGGGTGCAGCAGGGCCAGCAGGCCATCGACCGCTCCGCTGCGGCTAATGCTGGCCTCCAGTCCGGCGCAGCCTTAAAGGCGGCGTCGCGGTTCGGGCAGGAGATGGGCAGTCAGGAATACGGCAATGCATACAACCGTTTCCTCCAGCAGCGACAGCTTCAGCTTCAGGCTTTGCAGGGGCTTGCCTCACCAGGAGCGACGACCGCTGGCAATATGGGTCAGTTAGCTTCGACGACCGGTACGAACATCGCCAACACCATGCTGGGGGCCGGTCAGGCGCTCGGTCAGGGGATCGAGCAGGCCGGTCAGGCGCGAGCGTCTAGCTATATGGGCGGCGCGTCGGCGCTACAGGGCGCGCTTCAGGGCGTCGGACAGAACGCGATGCTGTATGGTATGCTGGACCGGTATGGTCAGCGTGGCGCACAGCCATCATACCCAGCCGCTGCTTACCAAGCTAACCTGAGTCCTTTCGGTCTTTACTGAGGTCTGACTAATGCCCGTTCGCTATGACATCGCCGCGCAGGTCCCGCAGGTATCAGGCGGCGGCTTTGACCCTTTGAACGCCTTTGCGCAGATGCAGGCGATGGATTACCGCCAGCAGCAGAACGCGCTGGCGCAGATGCAGATGCAAAAAATGCAGTCGGACCTGCAACAGCAATCTGCTTTGCGGGGGATAATTAGCCGTCCGGGTTTTAATCTCAATACGCCTGAAGCTACACAAGCGCTTTTGGGAGCGGGCCTATTTGATGAGCCACTGAAACTTCAGGCGGCGCAAGATACGCGCGCGCTACATCAAGCCGCGCAAAGAAACTATGAGAGCGAAATTAAATCTAGGACAGGGTTAACGCTGGCGCAGATAGATAAATATGGCGCGGAGACTGAAAAAGAAGCCGCGATGGCTCGTAAAGCGTCTTTGGAAGCCTCCGCAGCGCAGTTAGCGCGCGCGCAGGAAGGCGCATCGCTAGTTCTTGGACAGGGCGGGCGCGGGTTCGACAAATGGCGAAACAGTCTTCCTGAAGAATTACAGTCTGTTGCGCCTGAAGTATATGACCCGGACCAAATGTCCGCATTTTCTACGACGTTGGCCACACACCAAGAAAAATTAAAGAATGTAAATCAATTTGATTATCAAACAATAAAGAGGGGCAATAAGACTGTTATCGTGGCCATACCAAAATCTGCGCCTGAGAGAGGCGCGACTGAAATTGGCGGCACAACCGGCGAGGAAGAGATTAAATATTCTGATCTCCCTGTTACTGATTCGTCAGGCAATACTCGATACGTTCGCGTTCCGCAAAACGTGGCGCAACCCACAGCCGTTCCTATTTTGGGGACCGAAGGTCAAAAACCCCGCCAACTTTCATTTTCGCCCGGCCCGCAAGGAACCGGCGCTATGTTTGTGGGTGATCCAAGCACAGGCACAGGTAACTATTTTTACCCGGGTCAAAATAGTTTTGGTGGTCTTGTTAACGATATGGGGACTGCTCCAACCCGAAATGCGTTCGCCGCGCAGCCTCCTGCGCTTGCCGCGCCTTTAGCTACCGCGCCCGCTGCGCCTCAAGGCATGGTCGGTATTCGCGGGCGGGTAAGCGCGCAGCCTACACCTACGGCTCCGCTTGGTTCGACCGAACGCGGGCGGCAAGATGTTATGCAGCAGGTTCTTCAAGCCGGAGGCTATAATCCTGACACGGGCGTGGATATTGTTGAGCCTCTGTTGTCCCGCGCATCAAGCGGCATGTTGAGCGCAAAAGGCACGGACATAGGCCGTATGTTCGGCGCAAACAGCGCGGCAG